GTTGATTGTTTTAGAAACTTTTGTAATCCCCCACGGATTAGTTTGTTCCAATGTTATGGTATATTGTTTGGTTGCAGTTGGATAGGTATGGCTTATTGAATTTGGCGTGTAAGTTGTAATTGTTTGTTTGGGACTACCATCCCCCCAATCTACTTTATAAACAGAGAGTTCCAAAAACTTTTGAAATTCATCAGAAGTATTGTAAATATTCCAAACGTATGGATTATTTGTAGTTGATGAAAATATAAAATTGGTGACCACATCTTTTTGCAGTACCGCTCCATCGAATGGGCTATAGTATCCCGCATCAACGGCAGTTTGTCTTAATAAAATAGGAACTGACAAATTGGTTAATAGTGAAGTTCCATTAGGGCCCGAACTAACAACTTGTGTCATAGCAGAATAAACCCCAACAGGAGTACCACTGTAATTTACAACGGATAAATCCCTGGCAACATTCTCAGGTGAGACAATAAATCTATAAGTATCCTGTGACATTATTGTGGAGGGTTTACATATTCATACCATTTTATGGGAATGTTGGTTCCCAACCTTTGTCCACTTGTATTTAACACTTGGTAAGTTTGTGTTTCATAATCAAGTTTTACTGTATAATATAAAAATTGTGTGCTATCAAAAGCATATTTGTTTCCCGTTAAATAAACTTGAGGTCCATTTGTAAAGTCCAATGGATTTGTACCTCTACCGGTCATCATTCTTGTGAATTGTCCAGTTTTAGCATTAAAAAACTTTGCTGACATATAGAATGTGTCGATATTGAGAAAATTTCTTTTCTTTAACCAATAGATAAAAAACCCTTCTTTATCTCCAACATAATCCAAAACAAATTGTGGTTTTCTAATATTAACCGAAGTTCTTTGCATTTGGGTCTCCATCATTAAACCTTGTTGTGTTGGCAATATTATCGTAAGATAATTTGTTTGTTGTTTCTCATCAGGAGTATCATAAAAATCCAACTTAAAAAATGAATTGGAAAATACGTCATTGTAATAATAAACCTCTTGTGGCGTAAACCCTTCACTTAAATAATTGATTCTCCAATTACTTAGGTCATTCATGGAACCACCAGAATAAAAATAAAATTCATAATTGATTAGTGTATCATTCGTAGTTCCTGTAGCAGGCGCATGAGCAAATCTTGACACCTCGAAATCTCTGCCGTCACCAATGACTTCTTTGATTACTTTGGTCTCATACTCATCAATAGCCAAGTCCAACCCCAAATAATCCCACTTGAGTTCCACAGGTATGTTGATTTGTTTATCAACACCAACATCTTGTTTAATTACAAATTTATTCACACTCATCTATTAGTGGTTTTATTGCGAAGTCAAATCCGTCAAGATTATCGTTATAATTTATTCCTTCAGGAATCAATCTAAAAATCGCCTGAGTATAAGGGTAGTGGGCCGAGTTCAAGTATGGATAATCAACACCACGTCCTAAGTTGTCTATAAACCCATAGGTATAAATATCCCTCCATCGAAACTCTTGGTCTGTGGTCGAATAAAATGCCCAACTCGGAACATTGTCAATTTCTCCTAGTTCTCCAGTTTCAATATAATCCGAAAACACTTTCAACACCATTGAGTTGTGAGGGTTATAATAATAACCTGATGAGTTTGTAGAAAAATTGTTTGTTGTTTGAAATACCGTTTGATTAAACTTTATCTTATGGTAATATGGCGATACAACACGTTCAACTTGTTCATAGTCATTCCACTCACAGAAATCACCGTCCATTATATCACCAGGTTTCAAATCCAAATTATAATTAAATGTTTTTGTCGCACCATTGGTGAGAGTATATGCTGAAACAGGTATGTTTGTATTTGACCTTTGATTATTCAAATCCCACCAAGGAGTTGGAGTTTTTGCCAAATTGAATCCCCACCCTTGTTTCAACCCAACACTATTGAATGGTTGATTAAAATATCCTGAATATCCTTTATTAACTATTGTTAAACTAATTTCATTCAAAGGTCTTTTTTGGTTATCCAACAAACCCGCAAAGTTCAAGTCGTAGTTAGATGTTACATCATAAGCATTACTACTTGTCTTTTGAGATATTCTTGTAACATTATTTGGTGTTATCGAACTATATTCAAGTTTCCTCTCTTCGCCAAATACATTTTTTTCAAATCCCGCCTTAGTAATTGCAAGGTCAGTGAGATTAGTTAAGATCTTATATTTCTTAACATAATATTTAGATCTTGTCTCTGTTAGGTTGTCGGGATTAATAACTCTTCTAAATGTTCCAATTGTCCCATTATTAAATGTAGAACCTGTGAATCCAATATTGAATAAGTTAAATACATGTTTGTCACTTCCAAATAATCCATTACCAATAGAATATACTTGGAATATGTTAGACCCACGATAGGTTAATGATAATTCCACATATTGTCCTATCGTCAAACCATGAGGGGCAATACAAATAAAAGAAACTAAACCATTACCATTCTGAGTATTGTTGACTATTGAAAATGGTATTCCACTAGATGCAATCCAATTCACATCATTATTAGTCGTAGAGTAATATGTTAATAACCTATCACTATCATTTTCATAGGGATAGGTTATGTAGTACATCCAGTTATAGGTGTAAGCACTCTTAGCTTTATATTGAAAATGATTGTCCCCTACATTAGGTCTATAAAAATCAAATTCATAATATTGTGGGAACCCTTTCCAAATTCCACTTTGTTTTGACCCTATAGGGTCACTATAGTATAAATTATATTGGAAGGGTAAATAAGTGGTAGACCCGGTGTAGATGTTATCATACAAGTATGTTATCTTGAATGTTGGTCTAAATATTGTACTTTCTTGTCGTTCGTCGTCATAAATCTGAGCAAGATTCAACGTAGATGTTCTATCGTACTCAGTAAGTTCTTGACTTTGCTCTTGAAGAGTCAAAGATATTTCCTCATCTAATGAAGGAGCACCCTTATATCTAAGTCCACTTGGTATTATCGTATACTTATTCATCTACAGAATACTTAGTCTTAAATTTATCCAAAGCAGTCTCACCCACAATGGTTCCAAAATAAAATTGGAATGGAGCACCTACCACAAACTTTTGTTTCAACGCTCCTGTTGATTTATATGTTCCATCTCCAACACTTCCATTAACATTGAATATGTATCCACGAGCGTTTAAGTCATTGGATTCTGAATTATCACTATAGAAATATGGTGTATCAGAGGCATATCTATCTAACGATTGATACCTAACATTTTGAACAATGTCTGATGAAGATGTCGCCCATGTGTTAAATTGGTTACCGAAAATAAGATTGGTATTATTTAATCTCCATTGATAGAATGGTACAATTTGTGACCTTATACCATATGGATATGGGTAATACCCAATATCATCAGTACCTCTGAAGTTAATTCTGCCAGGGGTTAAATAATCTTTGGTTTGTAAATCTTCTGTAGTTGAAGAAAACCAAACCGCAATTGTAGGATTAGAAGGAGTACCAAGAATCGTTGTGGGTTGATTAGATTCACCTGGTACATTATCATAGTATTCAGGTGAAAAATTAATATTACCAATTTCACTATTGATAGACATAAGTTGAGCTAAATCTCCATCAATTCTTCTTTCATTTCTTGAGAATAATTGGTTAATACCACTATCCCCTAAAGGTATTAATTGTTGTAAGAAATTCTCGTCAGTTATTCTTGATACTACAAATAGATTTACCAAGTCAGAAGCATCCCCATAACTCGTAGGATTTATATTTGGAATAATATATCCTTTTGTTGTTGGGTCAAATGTAATTTCGGAATAGAACACGTCTTTCATACCTAAGTTAATCATGGTAGTCGGGAATAATAAATTCAAATCATTCACACTTCCATCATTATTTGTTTTTTTACCAACAAATCTATTACTAACCTCACTATAAGGACTACTTCTATAATAGAAATTATTACTATCTGTGTTCAAGTAGACGACATCTTTACAAAACTCTACTTTACCAACTTTATTTTGTTTATTATAAAATGTATCAACTTGAACTGGGAACATATATAAAGACCCATTAACCCAATTATTCATAAATGACTGAGACAATACTCCACGGCATAGTCCATAGAAAAATCTGAATCTATATGCCCATTCGTTGAAGTTAGAAATGTCCTTAGGTAAGTCTGATAATGGTCTTCTTAAGAACATATAACACCCCTTCTCCACAGCATCCTTTGTAGTACATTCTTGATTCACTTCAAAATTGTCTCCGAATCCTTGATAACAATCCAATCCCACCATATTTTCACAACTAAAAGTTGAAAACACAGTCAAATCATTTGGTAAATTTTCCAAATCTGCGGTAGGTATTTCAGCACCAGTAGTGTAAGACGATAAATCTATCGGCTGGTCAAGGTCAGGAATTTCATAAAAAGTAAAATTATTATTTTGTTGTAACAAAGCTGGATTTGTTGTCCAAGCACTTCCATTCAAAACATCTGAAGACGGCAACCTATCCGTTCTCATTACGTTTATCATCTTTGAAGAAATAGACATTGGAGTTGCAGTCAATTGCGGGTAAGCATTTGGAGTGAAATATTGATATGCAACATCACGATATCCGAAACTAGCTCCGGCTCTTATGTTGGAGAATATATAAGAAGCTCCTGACACATCCTCAGATAAATCATACTTAGCCGAATTTTGGGTTAAAGAATAAAAATCATTATTCTCTTTACTTACCATACCTTGAGCACCTCCGAAACTTTTTTTCGTTAGTCTGTTCGTATTGAAAGAAGAGTCGAGTGCCCCATAATATCCAACTGTAGACGTGGTGAATCCTGAAAATTGATTACCTGCTTCAAAAAAATGAGAAGGATAAAACATGGTGTTTTGACTAAATGATTGAACTGACAAATTTGTCTGAGTTAACCTTTGTATTGGAATATTTGTTCTTGTTTGGGCAGTAAACGTAAAATTAACATCGTCGATTCCTTTTCCAAACAATCGACCAATTTTATACTCATTAACAAATTTTGGTGAATAAGGGTCAACCCCTCTTTGAAGTATTAGTATGTACTGATTATCCAAATCATCCAACATGCTTAATGGACTAATCAAACTCCCATTATCTCTTCTATATCCTATCGTTCTCTTTTCCGCCAAATATATTCTTGATGGTGCGGTTAATACATTCGGAAAAGTCTCTAAAGTTGTCGTATCCCAAATTTTAATTGCTTCCGTAAGGGTTATAGCAGTAACCACTTGAAAATATTCCCTATCTTGGGGATAAACCTGCCGACTTACAGTTGTTCCAGTTGGAAGTGAATATATTGTAGTTTGATTCGTTGTTTGAGTCACTGAGTAATCAACATTGAGGGTACTCGCTCCTTGAGTGGTTGTGCCAGTAATCCCATTCACCACTCCATTAATTGTTTGAGCAGTGTACAAAAAATTTCTATCCGAAGTGGTTGCCGGATTCACAGTCGTAAGTAATTGTCCTGATTGATAAGGTGTATTCGAAAGTACAGTTATTGTGTTATCGAAGTGAAACTTACCCTCATTAGAATCTTTGGCAAAACTTACTTTTATTCTATTTAATCCATCAAAGTAAGTTTGTCTAGTATTAAAAATGTTAATTCTTTCCCCCAATGTCAAACTTTCAGCAAAAGCAAAATGCCTTTTTTCGTCAGATTCTTCAGATAAGAACTTCACAACATTCGAAACGGGTGCCTTGAAAACATTCAAATCTGTTACCGAATCATTATCCCCACCAATTGCTTGAGAGAATATCGTGGCCTTTAGTTGTACATCTTCGCTTGGAGTACCATCTGATCCAAACAATGATTCCAATTTAGCGATATAACTCGGAGGATAAGACACGTATGTTAAATTACCGCTTGTGCCACCAAGTAATGCTTGTGAGTCCACTTCCGCCTCATTACAAGAACATGATTGGCACTCAGGATAAGTAATCATTGGTAGGCGTATTGTGAAATTCTTTGTTTCACATTTCAACCTCAAGGCATTACAAATAAATCCAAACGGTCGTACTTTAATTATAGGAATTTCTATTCCACACAAGAAACATAAAGCTTGTATTACAATAGTATAAATAAACAAAATGAAGTGGGCATTTATCAATAATACCAATCCAACAAACTGAATAACTGTGAATATTATTGAAAACAAAAAGAACAATAAATCAAAGTTTTTGAAACCGTCATTAACAGGAAATTTGTTTATTGAACTATCACACCCATCGTCATCTATTTCTTTAATCCCAATAAATCTTCCCCTACCACCTTTTTTATATTGGTCAATTAACGAGGATACAGTATATACCCGATTGAACTGAAACTCATAAAATGTATCTTCACAATTTATGATTTCATCTAGTCTTTCGATTTGTTCTGAACCGGCAAATCCATCAGTGTATCCACTCCATGCCAATCCAAAGTAGTAAGAACTTTTTTGTTTTCTTTTATTGATTTGATTAGAAAAATAAGTTGGATCTGTATTGGAATTCTCCCACCCATATTCTTTAACATTAGGTAATAAATAATTTGCTCGTCTACTTTGTATTGTTAAGTCAGTTGGCTGTGTCCATTTTACCTTAAACCGATATTTTGATTTAGTTGGTATACCAATGGATTGGTCATTTGAAACAACTCTTTCCCCAAATTCATTGGTTATAACATAATCCAAATTCATAGGTAACTCTGTCAACCATGTTCCATCTCCATCGATAACATTACCTGCCTGCTCTAATTCAAATACTTCCAAGACAGGATTACCGTCTACATCTTGGTCAGCAGTTTGTCTTATCGCTAATATTTGCCCTGGCCCTGAAGTCAACCCGCACAAATTACCCATGTTATCTTTGGGTTTACAATTTTTTCTTAACCTGAATTTGTCTGAAGTTGAGAAAATGGACCCCATGAAAACCGCAGTCGGTTGTATATCAACGTTAGCATCGTCTCGTAAATCGAAATCCAATCTGTTAATTGATATTTGACAAATTTCAGGATCCCCCCAAAGTGGTGAAATTTCTACACTTTTTGTCAGGTTAATGATTTGAGGTAATGAATTCAAATCATTTGATGTTCGAAATCTGTTACCAGCAACTTGTGCGTCTGTGGCTAAACCGATTCTAATTAAATCTTGAGGAGTTAAAGAAAATTCCCCGATGTCAGAAAGATCCACATCCATGACTATAGTTTGTTCCCCCAATGGAACACCCATAATCATATAGTCTCCACTATCATTAGTTTTTGTTGTAAACCTATAATACTTATCGTAAATTTCTACGGCAGTACTTCCTGTTAAAACATCCGATTTTGTTGGTAATGTTCCAGTCGCAGCGTGTTTCGAATATGAAGGAGTATATGGTAATAGATTGTATCGATACCCATCACTATTTTTATCACTCGGTGATTTGTATGGATAGATACTTGTTATCAATGGATTTGATTCGTCAACCTGTTCAATAGGTATGAATATAGAAACTCTGGCATTAGGTACCCCAAATCCATTATTTGCTGTGACTCTGCCAACTAAAACGCCATAATCAGCACAACTTCTTGTGTAGATATCTGTTTGTTGTATTTTAAGAGATAAAATTTCTAAGAACTCAAATTCTTGGTCTAACTGTACATTAATTGATTTGTTAATACCAAGTTCGGTCCTAATTCTATATGAATCACCCATGTAATATCTTTAATTTATAAATAGTTTATGTGTAATTTTTAAGAATCAAATAGACACACATTGTAAATTATAAACCAAAGCTTAGGATAATAAACCTATTAAGAGAATGTCGTGGATTGGAAGTTTACTACTGAAACTTTAATATCCTTATTTGGATATCTAATTTGGTAAACTTGAGAAGGTTGTGCAAAAATAGTGTCAGCAACAGGAGCAATTTGTCTCGTTTCAGGATCAGAATATTGCATAGATGTTTCAGCCGAAGAATATTGCCCACCCACATTATTGAAAACCTTAATTCCGGCAACTGTTAGTACACCATTTTGGTTCTGTACAATACTTTGTATCTCAGACAAATAAACATTCTGTCCTAATTCCCTCACTTGTGGATTAAAGTAAGTCGAAATTCTGTCTACAACATCAGCAATAACTTGTCCTGAATTCTGTGCCGAAGTTAATACAACTGACACCTCAACACTAAGATCAATTACTTCTGCAGTCAAAATGGAAATGTAGTCATTAATCATTCTATAGTTAGAAAGATAGGTGGCAACATTTTGTCTCAAGGTATTTGATACAATATTAGTTAATTTACCTGAGGTATCGTAAGACAACAATTGAATTAAAATTTTATTATCATTTTCTGTAACTGAAACTTTTGCAGGTGCTCCAAATTCTGAAGGCATATTCCTGATGATAGATTCGTAGTCTTGAACTGTCACCGCTCTCTTCTGTGCTGAAAAGTTGAATGATACATAATTTCTAATCTCTTCCAAAGATGGTAACCCTGCGCCACCAATCGCTGCAGTAACGTTATTACATCTTAAAGAATTAACTACTGATGAGTTTGTAAGTTCTGAAGGACCATTAACGAAGAAAGATACCGTACCAATCTGAGTGATAACATTAGTTCCCAAGTTGGTACCTAAACCACCCCCAACTCTATATTGAACAAATAGAGTTGAATTGGGAGTTAAAGCCGACCCCAAAGATAAATTGTTTGAATATCGTTGTAGGTCTATCGTTGCTCCTAATGTTGTAAATTGATTCAACGCATCTTGTGCCGTATTGGTTCCTCCACCAAAAGTTAATTTCTTAAACCCTTCAGGAGTGTATTCACTAATGAATCTATTTTGTGTTTGAATATATCTACCAACTTTAATTCCTGGTTGGTCGGAAACTTTTGTAGGGTCTTCGATAAAAACTCTATCTTCAGCAAGGGCATCTACTTCATACCATTTGTTAGAAACTCCTAAAAATTCCGCCGCTGTAGGTATGTTTGTATATTCAGTACCACTTTTAAGTAATACACTTGTGATTCCTAATACATTTTTTTCAGGTAAGAATAATTCAAAAAATGGCTTAACATCGTTTGGAGTAATAACCCTTTTGAAAACTTTAGTAATACCATTAACAACTAATTCTCTCTTGGTAATAGTATAATTAACCAAAACATTATTGGCATTGAAGTTAGGTATTTTTAATCTGTTGGGAAACCCTTGGGTATTATATGGTGATGTAAAATCAACGTCATATATGTTTTCAAATATTATACCAGCACCTGACACTTGAGACCCTCTCGCTAAAGTTCCAAGATATCTCTCATCTTCTTTATCTCCAAAGGCAGGTACGGTAATTGAAAAATCTACTAAAGATACGGATGGTCTTTGTCCAGGAAGTTTCAATCCATAAGTTCTTGCAATATTATATATTGAAGATCTTTGTTGTGCGTATTGAAGTACTGTTTCCTGAATACTTCTATCTATGTGATAATGTAAGTTATCCGCAACCGCAGCATTCAAGTCCAAAAATACCGAGAATACAGATGCGTCATTAAAATCCTGAATCAGTTCAGGATAGTATGTTCTTACATAGTTTAATAACTCAGTTCTTATCCCCTGATAATCTCTAGTTGTATATGAAATTTTACGATTTGCCATCTATATTAAATATTAATAATAACAAAATCACTTTGAGCAAAAGTCGATCTGTTGTTCGAGTAATCTATTCTAATTTTAGCGGTATATTCCGAAGTTCCTTTTCCAGGCAATCTATAAATTGGAGACTCGCTTGTTCCAAGTGTATTTTCACCTAACATGGTATCAACTTCTTCCATTGGGTCAGCGGGTGTGATTGATATTTGATTCAATAACAGGTTTGGCATATAAACTTGAACGGCATCTCTTATATCTGATTGTATTGCATCAAAAGTTAAACCATCAAATGGCTCAAATAAAAATTCATACAGTCTTGTTCCAAAATCAGGTAAAAAATACCTACTACCCTTTCTAGTTAAAAGAAGGTGAATTAAGTCAGATTTAATTTGCTGAGATTCTAATTGGGTAAGTTCTAAAAAATCACCCCGTCTCGAATCTCTGAAAGGAAAGTTTATTCCATATGTTACTCCGTTCGCCATAAAGATAAATATAAGACCCTTGTTTTTCCTTATAAATAGCCACAAATAAAAAATCCCGATATATATCGGGATTAATTATTTAATTAGGAAGAACAACCGAAACATTCAATTTCAATTCCTTCTGGTTTTGGTGGTAAATTCATACTACTATAATCAACTTTAGGAACTTCAACATTTGGTTTTGGTTTTTGTGCTTTTGACATATCCAACGCTAAGTGTTTAGCTCCTGTTGAAATTGCCTTAGTCCTTACATAATAACACAATGTTTTCAAACCTTTTTCCCACGAGTGAAAGTGAGATGATGTAATTTTAGACAACGTAGGGTTCGACATATATATGTTCATAGACTGAGACTGATCAATGAATGGTGCTCTATCTGCCGCCATATTAATCAAATCTCTCTGAGAAATCTCCCAAATTGTTTTGTACTTAGGAATTAAATGCTCAATTCTCTTAACCTTTTTGTTATAGTTTTTGTCTTCAGGGTCAAGGTATTGATTGAAGTTAATGTTTTGAATTGAACCTTCATTCATAATAATTTCATTCTTCAAATCTTCGGACCAAATACCAATTTTTTCAAAGTCATTAATCAAGTACTTGTTCACAATCATAATCTCCCCACCAACAACTCTTCTATTAAACAATGCGGAATGTGCTGGTTCGGTCATCTCAAATGAACCAGTAATTTTTGCTGAAGACGCAACTGGCATCTGAGCAGTGAATAAGGAGTTACAAACACCAAATTCTTGTACGTCTTTTTTCAACGTTTCCCAATCCAAGAATAATTCAGAGTCATTCAACCCCCACATATCAAATTGGAAAATACCTTTTGACATTGGAGAACCTTTGAAGAATTCGTAAGGGTGTCTAATTCCTTTCTTACACAAATCATTACTTTCAGTGATTGCCGCGTAATAAATTGCTTCAAAAATATTCTTATTCAAAGTTTTAGCTTCATCTGAAGTGAATACATAGTCCAATAAACAGAATACGTCAGCTAAACCTTGTACCCCAATACCAATCGCTCTTTGTTCTAAACCTCCTTTAAGACCTTTTTCAGTTGAATAATTATTCTTGTCGATAACATTGTTCAACGCTCTAACCGCCTTTCTAACTTCTTCAATCAATAGTTTGTAATCAAACTTACCATCAACAATAAAGTTTTTAAGTACGATTGATGATAGTGTACAAATCGCAGTTGTATTCTCATCAGTATACTGATAGATTTCATTACATAGGTTAGATTGTTTAATCACACCAATGTTTTGATGATTTGTTTTTTTGTTCGCACTATCTTTAGCACATAAGTAAGGTACACCAGTTTCAACTTGAGATTCAATGACTTTACTCCAAATCTCTTGTGCTTTCACTTTTCGACCGATTCCTGCATTTACCGCCAACTGATAGTTTCTTTCATATTCATCACCGAAACATTCCTGTAATGGTTTAATACCCGCTTTGATAATATCATTCGGACAGAACAAATACCAATCTTCATTGTTTTTAACTGCTCTCATGAAGTTATCAGGAATCCAAAGTGCAGTAAATAAGTCTCTCGCTCTCAATTCTTCTGCTCCTGTATTCTTTTTGATATCCAATAAATCGAAAATATCTTTGTGCCATGGTTCTAAGTATATCGCAGCACTACCAGGTCTTCTTCCTTGTTGGTTAAAGAATCTCAATGATTCGTTTACAATCTTAAGATATTTTAACAATCCACCAGCAAAACCACCAGATGATTTGATTCTGCTTTCTTTACTTCTGATGTTTGACATAGACAATCCAATACCCGCAGCATCTGAAGAATATGTTGAAATATCATTCAAGGTTTTTAGTAATCCTTCTCTTGAATCTGAATTATTATAATGTAACACACAAGATGCTAACTGAGGAACTTTTGTTCCTGAGTTAATCATAATTGGAGTCGCCTTAGAAATTCTCTGACTTGATAATGAATGATAATATTCTACCGCTTCTTCAAATGAATTAGTTACCCATAGAGCAACTCTCATATACATATGTTGTGGTCTTTCGATTACTTTACCCTGAGGAGTTTTCAACAAGTACATTTCTTGTAACGATCTCCATCCAAAGTAATCAAAATTGTAATCATTCTCATGATTGATTACCTCATCAATCTTAGATGGACCATACTTCTCAATCATCTCAATGAGTTCATCGTGAACAATACCGTCAACATGAAGGGTATGCATTACATTTGAAAAACTTGGGTCGGTATCTTTATGATACGATGAAATCGCAACTGAAGCAGCAAGTCTAGAATAATCGTAATGACTTCCAGTATATGCTGCAGCAATTTCATAAACAAGTTTGTCTAACTCTTTTGTTGTTATATTACCTTCAGTTGGTACTGATGTAATTACTTTAATGAAAATCTCATCAGAGTTTACAGTCAAACCTTTTGCAGCACGTTTAATTCTATTATAAATTTTTTGAGGGTTGAATGAAACATCCTCCCCTCCTCTTTTTTTAATTTTTAATGACATCATAGATATAAAAGTATTAAATTAAAAATCAGAATCGAATGATAACTCTTCGTTTAGTTTCGCTTTTTGGTATTCCATTGTTCTTGACTCAAAGAAGTTACCCTTAGTTTCAACCGCAATCTGTTCCATAAACTTAAATGGTTGTTCAACATTGAATTCTTTTTTACATCCAAACTTAACCAATAATCCATCAGTAACGAATTCCAAATATTGTTTCATAAGATTGGAGTTCATACCAATAAGTGAAACAGGTAATGATTCTGTTATGAATTCTTTTTCAATCTCCAATGCCGACAATAGAATTTCTTTAATTCTTTTTTCAGATGGTTTAGTTTCCAAGTGATTATTAACCAAGTGAATTGCAAAGTCGCAGTGAAGATTCTCGTCTTTGAAAATCAAACTGTTTGCATTACACAAACCTTGCATAATACCTCTTGACTTCAACCAGAAAATTGAACAGAAGGACCCTGAAAAGAAGATACCTTCAACCGCAGCGAATGCCACAAGTCTCTCTTGGAATGATGCGTTTTCAATCCAATCAAGAGCCCACTTAGCCTTCTTTTTAACTGCAGGTAGATTATCTAATGCTGTGAAACAAAGTTGTTTTTCTTTTTCGTTTGAGATATACGTGTCGATGAGTAATGAATACATCAAGCTGTGTATGTTTTCCATCATCAACTGAAATCCATAGAAAAATTTAGCTTCAGGATATTGTACTTCCTTTAAGAAATTTTCTGCAAGATTTTCATTAACAATACCATCAGAAGCAGCAAAGAATGATAAAATATTTTTAACAAAATATTGTTCATTTTCTGTAAGATTATTCCAATCTCTAATATCGTTAGTCAAATCTACCTCTTCAGCAGTCCAAAATGCTGCTTGATGTTGTTTGTAAAATTCCCAAATATCATTGTGCTCAATGGGGAATATAACGAACCTGTTGGGATTCTCTATTAAAATTTTTTCCATAATTAATTGTGTGTTTTTTATAATTGTTGTTGTTCCTTTTGTTTTCTCTTCTCCATCAATTCTTTGACTCTGTCTCTCTTCTTCTCTTCTTGTTGTTCTTCGAATCCTAAGAACGTAACTGAACTTTCAGTATCAATTTCAAGAAGTTCATTGTTGAATTTACAGTTCTCGAATACAACTCCGTCTTTTCCAAGACGAGACTTTGTTATCGCGATTGTCGCCAAATTCATTTCTTTCTGTTGAAGTGTTTTTGCCACCGTGATGATGACGTGTCCAACTTGGGCTTTTTTGATTGACCCTCCCATTTGGTCAGTGGTTACCACCTCTGAAGAAATAGAACTTCTATTACCTTGAGTTGCAGTCCATCCAACTAAGTTGAGTTCGTGACACATAGCCTCAAACCCTCTCATTACCGAACCTTCGGCCTTCCACTCGTCCTTTGATGATGACTCAGGTAATACACAGTCGATATAATCTAACATAATCATATCAAGTTTATTTCCATCCGCAATCATTTTTCTAACCTGATTTTTAAGTTGGTTCATTGTCATAGTATCCGATGCCAATTTCTTCAATACAAGTTTGTTTTTCATTGTTTCTTGTATTTCAGTAACCTTTGACATTACATCGTCTCTATGTTTTGCCAACTCATCAGGTGGAATACCTGTCCATATTGTGAAGTGTTTTCTCTGAACAATCTTTGGATTGTCTTCAAAGAATACCTGAAGGACATTGTATCCCAAGTTAAACGCTGTGTTCGCAATCTTGGTTAAGATAGTAGTTTTACCAACACCAGTTGGTGCAAGGATTACACCTATCTCTCCCTTAGCTAAACCACCCTTAAGTAGTTTATCAATACCTGGTATACCCATAGGTATCGGATGTCGATAGTCTTCATCCAAAACCGTTTCCAAGTCAGAGAAAATGTCCGTTTGACCTTTCTCAATTTCACCTACCTGTAACGCCTCTCTAACTAACCCCTCAACTTTATCATAAGATTCGAAATCTCCTTGAGTAATAATTTTCTGAGCCTTATCCATAGCCTTCTGAAGTTCCTGTTGTTTACAGAATTTCAGAGCCTTTTCTTGAACAAATTGAGTTCCTTCGAATGGTGCTTCCTTAACTTGTTTTAGTGTGTCCAAAACAATTTTAGCAACCAATTCTTGTGAAACTTCAGACTTAATGATTTGTTCGAGAGTTTCGAAGTTAGGGGTTGATTCATACTTCACATAGTACTCCTTAATCATTTGTAAAATGATTTTGAAATACTTGTTATCAAAGTATGTGGACTCGATGACATCAAGAATAGATGATGAAAAATCTTTATCTACCACTATCTGATTCAATAACTGAATCTGGAAAGTGTTTCCTAAGTAATCGAAATTTTTGTTCATATATTGTATTGCTCCCCTGTGTATTATTAAATACTCACTTACTCAAATCAAAATCCAAATATTGATAAGATAATCTCTGTTCTGAAAAAATGTCAGTTAATTCTCTAAGAATGTCTTTCAAAAATGGTCGTACGTCAACGGTATAACGAACTTTGGGTGGAAAATATTTTCCATCAAAAATTCTATGACAAATTGTCGTGTCTCCATTTTTTACGAAAATGTTGAATATCTCTGGACCATCAGTATAGGAGGTATCCATAACTGAAGGGTCATGCATAATTGATTCACTATTATCCGTCATGTAAATAACAGTTTTCATTTTCAAGTGATATTGTAGATCTTCTTTAATGTCATTAATTAAATCATAAAATTCAATTGAGTTTTTTGCTGTCGGATTATAACCTCTAACATTGAAATACCTTTGAACAACAATATTGTCGTTAAGGGTTAGAAGAAATTCCATTTTGGTACTGTCTTGCTCTTTCATAAAGTTTTTAATTTTTGTTTGTGTTTCTTTTTTCTTTTCGTGTAAGTTTCATAAATGGTTTGAGGAAATTTACCCAAGCCTCATCGTTCTTAGGTAGGTACTTGAAGAGACCGTCCTCCATCATCATTCTCATCAAGTTTTTGTATCCACGGTCTGTGGGGTCTATTGTGTCTGTATGAATTTGTTCCACCAATTCTTTTCCTTCTTCAGTAATCAAAGGATTATGTAGGTCAACAATTTTTTTGTTTGTCTCATAGAAATCTTGGCCAAATGTACCGCTTTTAGTTTTACCAATCAAAATGTTCTCTAACGCCTTTGGTTTTTTCTTTTGATCGATACTTCGTGCGTTATCCAAGATTTCTTCGATAGTACATGATTTCTCTAATAATTCAGGAAACAATTTGACCAAAGTCTTTTCTCCCAACATTTCTATACCATCTATATTATCAGACTTGTCCCCTGTTAGAATTTTGGTTAATAAGACGTTTTGGTGGGGTATGTTGACCTTATTGATAGTAATCATGTCTCCATACCTATAATATTGTTTAGAGGTCGGAGAATAGATGGTTACCCGTTCTGATATAAGTTGAGTTAAGTCTTTGTCGGCAGAAAAAATTATGATTTCTTCATCAACAGACAACTTGGTATAGTAAGCAATAAGGTCATCCGCCTCGTTGTTAGTCATTTCAACTTGACGCACGAATATCTCCTCAAGGTATTGTTTGACCCGAGACTTCTGTTGAAGATATGATTCGTACTTAAACTCATTCATATCTTGACGACGATTTGCTTTGTATTGGGGATATATGGATTTCCTTATAGAGGAATTGGAGTTTCCATCCCAAAATACCACAACCTTATCATGATTGTGTTCTTCTAAAAATTTTCTCAAGATGTTTATAAAATGGTAGATACCACCTAAGTGATCTCCACCATTATATAAATCTTTAACTCCATGAAATCCAATTTTGAACAGATTGTCTCCGTCCACTAATAACGTTTTAATCACAATTCGTGATTTAAGTGTGAATAATAAACTAGTCTTCTTTTTCTTCTTTCAGAGTAAAATCACCATCAGTTCCGATAATATCTTTCCAATAGTCAGCATACTCTTTTTTGTATTTCTCCAATGAAACTTTCTCTTCAGCGGCCTCTTTACCTCCAATGAATCCGTGTGGAGTAACAATAATTTTTCCGTCATCATAACCCAATCCGTTGATGTGGTTTTTCATTACAGAAATTTTTGTCCTTGACGCAAACTTAATCGTCCTTTTGTCTTTAGTCGCAGTAATCTTAGTTGTCCCCGCCCCCTTTTGATTTCCAAATAGAAATACCAAAGATGAGTTCAACCAAATTGCTTCACCTCCTTTTGCCTTAATTTTTGGTTGACCAAAAGGATTATCAGGAAGTTCAACCCAAGGCTGATTAACAATTACTAAAGTATTTTCATACTTAGAATCTGCTTTACGAGACCCTGAAATACGTTGATTGATTCCCATACCAATTTTATCAGCCAAGGTAGACGCATTGTGTTGCTTCCCACCCTTTCCTTCGTAAGTCATCTTACAAGGAACTGAACCAACAGAATCCCAAAGGAATAATAAACTATAATCCAACTCACCCTTTTCTTGAGCATCTAACAAACTATTAATGTAGTCAGTTATTTGTTCAATATAATCAAAGTTATTATTGAATATATAAAATCCATCCCAATCCAATTCACCTGTTTCTTCATCTACAACTTCCTCACATTGAAATCCCATTAACTTGGCGTGTTCGAAGGACCACTTCTGTTCCGTAATAATGAACACAGGAAGAATACCTTTCTTCTGAGCATCGACCGCAGCCTTTACCAAAGCCGTAGTCTTACCAGTATCAGAATGGCCCAAGAACATGTTAAGATGTCCAATGGCTGGACCAGGAAGTCCAACGGCATCCAAGAAATCAGATCCTAAGTCAAGGAATCTTTGGGGTTTATACTTTGCTGAAGTAGAAAATTTTTTCTTCAGACTTTCGAAATCGTTTTTCTTAATTGCCATAAGGTTAGGGAAATGAAACTCGGACACCATAATAGTATCCGAGTTATTTTATTTAATTAGAACGGAAGGTCTCCGTCAGGTTCGTCGTTAGATTGTGGGTCTACATATGTAGATTTTTTGGAACCTCCACCGAATGATTCGGTTTCAACTGAACTGTCACCATAAACGTAACCACCTTTTTCTGAATCCCACTTAGGAGTTTCTCCTCTTGCGATTGCCTCAAGGTAATCAACAGGTTTCTTAGAATAAACATCCAACCATGTCAACTCATCTTCCATCCAAGCCTTTGCTTGTTGTTTATCACTATGTACTGGTGCAGGGTCGTCATACATAATAGTTGAAACTGTAGTATACTCTTTACCCTTTGGGGTTTTTGCTTTAGCAAGTTCAATGACTAAGTCACGTCCTTTTTCAGGGTCAGTAATGTCTCCTTTGTTTCTCCAAATAGGAATAATTTTGTCGAGAATACCATCATTCTTGAAGTTGTGTTTGAATCTCCAAAACTTTGGACCATCTTCTTCGTGGTCTCTATCAATTACCTTTACAATATAGAATTTTCGTGAACGATACTGAGATGCCAATAATTTGTCAGACTCTTTCCCTGTTGACATCAATTCTTCGTAAACCTCATTCAAAGGTGAACGTTCGTTGTCGTTTTTTCCTGGATCGTAGAACTTTTGCCACTGACCCCCCACTTGAATTTCGTGGTACCATGCTTCTTTGAATGGTGATGAACCATCTGAAGTTGGAAGAATTCTCACTCTTCTCTGTCCTGATTTCTCTTTGTCTCCTAAGATTAAAGCGAAATACTTTTTCATTCTTTCGTCTTGCGACATTTTCGATTGGGCCCCGCCCCCTTGTTGTGATTTTTCGTACTGTGCCAATACGGCGTCTAATGAACTCATCATGTTTTTTATAGATTAAATTAATAAATTGTTTATACAAAAATAAGAAAAAAGATGACAAAGTCAAACAAAAAAAAAGGTACCGAGAGGTACCTTTTATGTAGTTTGTTCGATATTACCTGAACGATGTTTTGTATACTTCATTGTCTAAACCTCCACCAGGTTGGAACGAATTTTTTACATCATTAACGTTTATATCTGTAACCTCATCCGAAGTTAAAACATAATCATTTTTTCCAGTCTTTTCCATCTCTTCTTGTTTGTCGTCAAAAAATTGTGAAAGTTTTTGACTGAAAGGATATGAATCATAGCTTCTTAACTCTAGCTTTTCTTGTGGAGTTTTTTCCCTGTACTTCTCTATTTTATTTTCAAGAGAGTTAAGTTTATTCATAATGTTATCCATCTCTCCTAACTTAGATTGTAAATCATTAAGTTGGTTGAATAAATTGTTGAAGTATTCTTCTTGTTTGGTTTCGATATTTTTTTGTGAATCTACCAATTCAGTAATATCTAATTCTTCAGAACCTGATTCTTCCCCACCTTCTTGTGATTCACCTTCATCGTCAATTTTCTCAACATCAGGATCTGATTCAACATCAATTGGTTGTGGTTCAGCTGGTGCTGGTGGAGGAACTGCTCCCGCAGGTTCTGGAGCTGGTGCTGGTTCAGCTCCTGGTACAGGTGCTAATGCTCCTAACGCATCTTGTTCAGGTGTCGCACCAACTTGCTCTAATATATACTGATTGATTTTTCTATGCCTTTCAATCTCCTTAATAATTTTTTTATCTAAACTCATGGTTTAACCGTTTAATAATGTTTTTATTCCGTTGGCGGTTTCTACTCTAACCTTTCGGTTTGCTGTAGTCTGATGACCAGCTCTTTCGATAAGTCCATCCCTTTCTCTTACTGTGTAGCAATCTCCTGTATCTAAATCACAAACTTGTTTAGTTCCATCTCCGTTGTCTTCCTGAGAAAATCTAACAGATTTACCAAGATAATTGTCCAATGCTGTTTTTATGTTCATAAGAATCTTTTTATATAAATATGTAGTTATGTTACAAAATGAATTTCTCTGACGTTGCAACAAAAGTTGAATTAAGTTTATCATTTTGTTTATATCTCACTCCCAACTGAAACGTACCCAATGCTGAAAGTTGAATCAAATTGGTATACTTTGTGTTTGGTCCGTTGGTTATTGTTGTTGTTAACTTATCAAGTTCTGGAACTCTAAAAACTTCAATTCCCAATTTGGTAATATCTGCAAGAGGTGTAAATTGATACGTATAATACCCACCATTTGGTTTGATTATGTTATAATAACTATCTCCATTCAGATTAGGTAATCCTCCAGAATTGGTATTTGAAACCAAAGTCAATAGTCCTTTACCTTTTGTCTCCGTAGGTTGAACATTTATTTTGAATGGAATATTTCGTCTTACATAAGTAGGATTTTTTTCTTTGTCCTCAGGTACTGCGACCAAAGTAATTGAAACTTCTATTTGAACATTACTATCTTTGTAAATGTCTAATACACCTTCAAATTCTGCTTCTATTAAATTTTGTTTGGTACAAGTAAAAGTTTGTTGGTCTTGTGACACAAATCCTACAATTCTAACATTGTCCGCCTTTTCTACTTCATTTCTAGTAATGGTGTTGTTTGTCCCTAAACCTACAGTATAGACTACATATGAAATTGTTGGTTGAGTGTCTATTCTCCAAACACCAACATCAGGTTTAACTTTGACAACTAATTCTTCATCCCCACCCACTAGACTTTTAGTTTGATTAGTAATTTCCAACGGAGGTATTCCTGTATTTTGAGGGTTAAGATTTGCACCCACTAAATCTTGTTGTTGTACATTTGGTTGTTCTTGAACTGTAGGGTTTACAGATCCTCCAGCGGAAGATGTTATATTATTTTGTAAACCTGGGTTGAAAGTAAAGTTGACTAAACTTACAAATTCTCCGTATTCTGTAGTCACAGTTATTCTTCCAGTTGCAACATCTTGTCCTGCAGGGATAGTAATTTCCGGTAAGATAAATCGTAAAGTTTCCTTATTGAATACTGTAATGTCTTTTAACTCAACAACTTTATCAATAACTTTAATTGATTTGACTGATTCAAAGTTTCTACCATTAACTTGAACTATAGTACCAGTATATCCTGCCGATGGTGAGAATGTTGACACCACAGGAGGTGGACAGGTCTGTCCTTCATTTGGCGGTACTGGTGATGGTGTTGGAGTAACTCCTGGAGTTTTACCCTTACTTTCAGTATTTTCAATCTTAGTTTTTAATTCAATAGATAATGTAGTATCCGACAAACCAACTTCTAAAGCCGATTTGAGGGCTTGATACATTGTGTCTTTAGTTTGTTTGAAAGTACCTATATTCGAATCATAATAACTTTCTTGTATATTAGTTGTTGGCCAATAACATACATAGTACTTTACCAATCCAAGATTCAATATTTGATTTACTCGGTTTGTTAATCTACCTGACATGAAATTTATATATGAATCCAAAGAATTAAAATGTGCAATTGGTTGAGACGAATTAGACGCTGGACTTGTTTTAATGTTTACACAACTATATGTTCTTCCAATTTGAGAAATTTGACCTCCCCAATTAATGGTTAATGGCAACGTTGCCAAATTATAGTTCCATCCATTAAAACTTCCAATATTTGTATTACCATCTGGTTGGAATGTCCTGATATAAGAAATACAATATATAATAGTTTGTAAAGTTGGGTTATTCGGTAATAACCTCTTTAACGCATCAGCTAAGTCTTTTGGAGTAACTTTCGTTGGTGCTCCATTTTCTGCAACATATCCACCATTTACATAAACCGGATCTGTTATTTTAGACGTACAAGAATTTGTTGTATCCAAAGTATTATCGGCTTTCTGTACTACTTCTGTTGCTTTCACATTATTTGTTGTCGCACTAACTGTAACTTGGTCTTTATTAATTTTTAATAATTCTTCAAGTCTCGTAATCAAATTTTGATTAATACTCTGTAAGAAACTATCAATTGCCGGCAAATCATAGATACCTTGACGAACACCATCAAATGTTGTTTGAAATGAACCAGGTTGAATTGAATGATTAACACTAGTAATCATGTAAGGTCCATTAAACATTGGAACATGTCTCACATTGAAATACATCGTTGGTTGTATCAACGCATTTCCTAAACTTGTAACAGTAGATTTGTAAGACCTATTTTTGTATAAATTATACAAACTATTGTTTTGAGTTGCCACTGCTCTACCCGATGCTTGGTCTACCATGTTTAGTTGGGTATTAATGGATTCAGAAGTTGCAACCCCATTATCTTGAGATACGGTGAAAGAATAAAATATATTTTGATTTCTAGTTCCGACATCAACATTAAATCCAACACACTTGTTTGACTTATCATAATCTTTTTTACCATCCTGATTTTCTATAAGAGGATTTTCAGATGCTCTTCTCATATCAAAAGCATCATCTCTGAATCTAAAATTTCCTTTAGGTAAATTCAAATATTGTGAAGGCTTGCCAGTATAAAAACAAATCATTTTTGGGCCCGAATTTCTATAATCTACATTCAAGAATGTTCCCCATAAATTGTTGGCAAATTCTAATGACCCCTCAGGCTTGGCAGTTGCAACACCACCAACATCTTGGACGTTATAGAAATTAACATATGCCGGTAATGGCATCACAGTAAAATTATTCTTAATTAAAATACCACTTATAAATGTGAACACACTCATTGCTTGATTAAGTGAATATTCTCCCGGATCACCACCAATACCAAACATGCTTTTCAAATCGAATATATCCAATAATATTGTATCTCCAATATTTCTGGATGCTCTGTCCAAGAACAAAATGTCCTCGAACAATGTTTTGGTTTTATAATCACCACCAGCAATCCACTTATCATTAAGTGCTTTGAATACTTCGTAGTTTTCGACCTTACTTTGTTCTCCCGTTATTACGCTATTAACTACACGTTCGGGTAGTTGTTGTTGATTTGGAAGTGCTTTTCTCAATCCTGTAAGAACTCCATTCAAAAAATTATTTTGAAGACCTGTTTCTTGCTGTAAGTACTGGCTTAGTTGAGTTTGAAACTGAGTGGCACTTATGTTTGGATTTTTTAATTTTTGTGTTGCATACATTTTTATAATTGGAGCCAACAATGTCACGTTTTGACTTGTGAACTCAATATTATTATCAATGAAAAAGTCAGTAATGTAAGACCCCAATGAACTATATCTTACATTAAGTATAGTTGAAAATCCCACTTCAGTTTCAAGGGCAAACCACGCTTGTCTATTATTTGCTTGGGATTGGCTTAACGTCAAATTACTTCCCGCTTGAGGTAGGGAGTTTGAAACATAAGGATTAAATGTAATTGGGTCGACAACTACTTCAGTATTATTATGTGATAAATAAGAATCGAATATTCTCCTTTCATAATTTGAAGGATTACCATACTTGAATATAACATCATAATCCATAAACGATCTTATTCCACTTTGAAAAAGAGAATATTGATTGTTTATCGTATTTGTAAAATATTGTTCATCTGTCTCACTTTGTAACTTCACAGGCACTGTCATCAAACTCTTGAAAAGAGATTGAAAGTTTTTGAAGTTAGCATTCAAATTAACTGTAGACTGTCCAAAAGTAGATATATCTTTACTTACGGAAGCATTACTAATAGGTCTACAAAAATTCAAAAACTCCAATTCAAATGAGTCCAAAATTTCCTTTTCAAAAACTGAGAAAACCTCTTCAATTTTTGTATATCTGTTTTGAGTCAAAAAGTGTAATGGTGTCTGAGAGGTCGAATCTGTTGTAATAAAGTTTAAGTAAGAATCAGGTTCAGGAAACGCTAATTGATTATTATCAAAATATCCAAAATTTGGTGCTGGCCATAGACATCGAACAGACCCGTTATAAACACTAGGATTGTTAGTCAAATCAACTCTAGTTGTAGGATTGGTTGTTTCATTTTGAATACACGAATTTACCGTTTGATTAAATGGTGTACCAAACGAAGGTACTACAAAATAATCCCCACCTTTAGTATTATCTTTAGGATTACAATCGATAGGCACTTCAGGACTCAAATTCGGTAATAACACTGACCATGTACTTAACCTCAAATTTTTATCGCCCTGTTTAGCATTTACAATGTTCGATGTACTGAAATTATATAACTTCATTCCAGCGTTTACACTGTTTTGGATTTCACTATCGGTATAGTTTTGATATAAGTCATATCCATTGTAAAATACATTGAAGTCATTAATTAGCTTGGGATAAAACCCAACTTGCATTTGTATTTGTGTTGGTCCTTCACTTTGTAAACTAATTCTGGTATCTACATTAGAATATTTGAAAGAGTACGTTTGGGTTATCGAACTTGTTGGAGGATAATAATTCTCAGCGTAACCGAAATTACTCCAAGCGGTTTCCAATATATCTACATTAGATTCTTTATATTTTTTGTATCTGTGCCATATTGACCCATATTTCAATATCCAAGCATACGGTAACTTATGTATTGCCCCGAATTTTTTCAGTGAGGAAGATATGTAATCCAAATCTGAAACAACATCATTAGAAACTGATTTATATTTTTCCCTCAAAGTTGCCAAGGGTAACGAATTTAGGAACAAATAAGCAGCCTGAACGTATGGATATGTATTTCCTGAAATCCTAGAGTTATATACTCCGTTTTGAATTGCGTTTACAAAGTAAGGAGTGTTCAACATTGAAGTACTATACCTAACTCCTAAAGCAGTCGCAAGTCCAAAAGAACCAGCCAAATTTGGAGTAATTCCATCTACATATCCTTCTGTCGCAATAAAATTATCAGGACTTCTTTGGAAAAAGAATGATGCCAAATTATTGTTTCCTGAATTAAGAACTCCATCGGTTGAAGCCTCTACAGAAGGATTACGATTTAATAAATATGAAAAATTTGTTACTGGTCTATTAGTCGTGTAGTCATATACATCGGTAAAGTTAGCAATTATTTTTCTTGGTTCAAAAATAGTTAAAGATTTGTTCGTACTATACACTTCATTCGAAGCTGTACTATTTCCTTGATTCAAATTATTCAAACACCAAGTTGGGTCGGTGTAAGGTAAGGTATCAACTATTAAAGGTGTATTAGACGCGTTATTTAATAATGACCTCAAAGCATCAGATTTGGTTGAAACTTGCGGTATTTTTCCAATATCAGAAGCATTAAGAATGGCAAAAGAATTTTCAGTAATACCTTTGATATAAGGTGTTACAAAAAAGTCTCTGATGTAATCTTGATACGATCTACCTGTACCAGAATTCGATATTGTTCTAAGGAAATTTGGATAATTGGTAGCATCAAGATTAAAATTTTTAAGTTTTAATGTTAAATACGGAGAGCTTAAACCAAGTTTAGTTATAATATTATTAACTTCAGTTTCAATATTTAACTTAATCAATTCATCAACTTGATTCAAATTTGCTCTTACCAATCCAGAATAATGTGACGTTAAAAATTGTCTCTCCCATATCTCATAGAAAAATTTTATTTCTTCTTTATTTGTGTATGGTATACCCAAAGATGGAAATTCAATAGCATTAATATTAATTATATTAGTATCACGTTCATTATCCAAAGGTGGAGGAGCTGTAGGGTTTTGAAACTTTTGAGTCAAACCCTTCATATATTCTTCCACAAATTCAACTTCAGGCCATTTGTCAAAAAGATATCCTTGAGTAGTATCCACCACTGTTGGATCCGCCAAATACTTAAGTTGGAACCTTCCTTTTTTATCATCGGGAGATTCCACAAAATATTGTGGCCACGGATAAACAGGTATTTGAGAGTTATTTACAATATCATCAAGTTGATTTTGATTAACTAAAGTTGCAGGGTCTCTCACCACTTGGTCAACAGTTTCAGAACTTGGTGCTGAAGCAGGATTATCTAATATAGCATTTTTCCTAATAGGGTCGTATTTTACATTCCAAGCATTTGTGTGTACATCATCCAATAATCTTATAAATCCTTCCGCTGAAGCCATGATTACCGCAATAATATTTCTTACAGTAGGTGTAAATCCAATACCTGTAGCAGTGTCTTCAATTTTTCTTAATAATAATGTAGATATTTCACTTTCATAATCTGAAAGTTTTTTATTGGCTTGGGTCTCAAGTAAATTAATTTCTTTATCAAATCTCCCATCTCCTTCAAATACAAACCATTTTTGAGGTACTTCATTGTATGATTTTTTACCACTAACTGTAGTTTCTTGAATAACAGGTACCCATAAATAAGCATACAAATTTTGAGTTTTAAGTTCATCTTCTGCGGTTGGGTTCGCAATTCCTGTTTGAACCCTAGTTGTCTCTTTCCAATCAATTTCTGTTTTGGGTGGAGGAGTAATTATAATCATTTCTGATTTTATTGGGTTTGGTATCGAATCAGTACCTCTTGACCCCAATGTCGGATTTTCTGCTAACGAACTATTAAACTCAGTAATGTTACTTTTCAATTCTGAAACCGCAGTATCTTTTATTGATTGTGATAACTCTTTGAAGACATAGACATTTTTATTTCCTGTTAAAACTATTGGTTTTGGATTTAAGTACGTATTGAACCATGAATTATTTGCCCCTCGTATACGAGCAAAATATTGAGTTAATATTCCTTTATAGTTTCTAATATTAGTTAATGACTCCACCTCAGTTTTGTCAAATGAATTAACTATGTTTTGTTCAAAATTTTCTAACTTGTTCATCAACTGAACTAATGTTAGTTCAGGAAAGTTAGGGGCAATTAATCCCTTGGCCTTGTATTCACTGTAAACTTCAACAATTTTTTGATAACCTTTTTCCGCAACAATTTGTGTAACGACTGCTTGATTAGAACCTAAATTGTTTGCTCCCTTTTCCGCTTGAGTACTTGCCTGTGATTCCGCAGATTTGTTCGATTGTTGTGGGCCCTCTACTGTTTGACTGATATCAAACCTTTGACTATACATGTGTGGAGCCGCTAACAGGTGACCCATAGCAACTTCATTGAGGATATTAAATTTATATCCTTTGAAGGTTAATCGAACTAAGTAGTTTCCACTGAAACCATTAAAGGACGCATGGAATTTTTCCAAGTTCAACTGATATCTTACAGCTTGTCCATAATATCCTTTCAATGTAAGATAAAATTGTGGATATGGTAAATTAAAAAATGCGGCATATGGAGAATTATTGCCTAATTCAAATAATCCTTTACCTTGTATATCTTCTAATAATATTTCTACTTGAGGTACAAAACTACTATTTGTATCGATGTTAATAGATGTTATACCTAATAGACCATTATCAATAACATTTGTTTCGTCTACGACTGTATTTCGAATATAAGCATTAATTCCATTATTTCCGGGAACTCCTTGTTCCTTTGGTTGATTCTCCCCATTAAATTGGGTTGAATTACTTCCAGTCAACTGGTCGTAATATCCCGTACCTAAATATGAATTTTTACTTGGTTTAAGAAAATTCATTTTTGCAACCGAAATGGTTCTAATTCTATCTTCAGGACTTCCTCCCGCGGCTAATTTGGTTCTTGGTAAGACATCCGCTTCCAAGTTAGCATACATTACAAGACTTTCGTGGTCAACAAGTCTCTCTTTAATATTACCAAAATCATCTATGGTTTTATTCGGGTCAACCACAATAATATTGTTGTAGTCAAATTCTACTAAAATATTTCCGCTTGTGTCCGCTTGTATGTTACCTGCCATAATAATAAAAATGATTTTCTAATGCCGCCTTGTAGTCTTGTATTGATGGTAGTAGCGGAAATGGGATAATCAATACCGCACCGTCATAAATATTATTTTCAAGACCTCCAAATTGTGGATTAGCTTGAAGTATCAACCATCCGAACACAGGCGAATTATAAAATTCTTGTGAAACTTTATCTAATCTACTTTTAGCAACTTTATAGATAAAGGCTTTGTCTGTCGGCTTTGGAGGCAAGTAGACAAAAGGAACAACAGTTTGTTCCCCGTTGATTAAAAAATCACTATATCGGTTCCAATATTGATATGCCATTAGTTCAGTTTTGCTTTAGATATCCACGCTCCAGTGCCATTTCCATTATTATCATTCCACCTCAACACATTTGTGTTTTGATTAGTGGTATTCCCCAAACCTTTAATCATACTTTCTTGAGATTTTTTCTGTCCCTCGTCTGCAGTATTTACAGTTGTAAAAGTTAAATCTCTTTGTTTAACAGTATCAAATGGTGTATAAATTAAATAATCTTTCAAATCATTTTTTTCTAAGTTTTCTATAAATGATTTTGTAATATTATTCTCTTCCAAGAAAACAGGTCTTGCGGTCGTTAACCAATATGTATCAAATATCTGTTCAATGTCAACAGACCCATTACCAAGTAACGCCTGATTTCCGAGTATGTTTCCTATTAATTGTTGTTTGAATGTCTCGTATTTTTTATCATCAATTACATCATCAGAAATAATCATGTAAACTCTTCTAAAAGGATAGTTTTCCACATTATTCGCAAATAAAGAATTTGTACTGAATGGTAAAAAAACATTTTCGACTGAAACTTCTTTTGATTTTCCATTAAGAACCTCAAAAACTAAAGTACCTTCGTATTGAGTACCACTGGCGGCATATGTAAACTTTTTCTTACTCTGTATTATTGTATTAAATTCTTTAATATTTTGTTTAATTTTTACAGTATCTTCAACCAATTCTAACCATGTATTTGTACTTGTTGATGTCGGATGTACATCTTCAGTACCTGAAGTAACATATATTGTCACAGGTCCATTTTTAGCTTGTAATCCATCTGTACCTTTACTTGATGTGGTAGCGTCAAAAAGTATTGTGTTTAATCTACCAAGAGTTTGAATGTAAGTTTGCTCTTGATTCACTAAACTTTGTGATATACTTGAAATTCCATTTTGGAATGACCCACGTTTTCTAGACACAAAATTAAAATAATTATCCTTAAGTGTTCGAATCAAAGGAGCAGGTAAATTTTTTGATGGTTCCGAAACATATTTAACAAATCCTTCGGTTCCATCTTTTATATTTTTTTCGAGTTCTACGAATATCTCATCAAATCGTTTTTCAACATTGTTAGGTTTACCAAATAAGACCACAAATTCATTCGGGTCACCAACATTGAAATTTCCTTCAGTATAGTTTCTCTCCAACATCCATTGTTGTCTTACTGCGTTATTGTATTGGTTAACACTTTCTTTAGATTTGTTAACCACATTAGTAAAGTATGTTTGAGTCTCAGAAACAACTTTATCCATAAAGCTACTATAACTAATGATACCTGTAGTAACACCATTTGTATCTGTTTCGGAACTTATTATGTTACCTATTGTGTTATTATTATCTTGACCGCTATTTGGCACAGCACTATTCGCTCCTGGTATTGGAGGAGGAATTTGTCCCGCTAAGAAAAATTGGTCTAATATTTTTAATGCATCAGCCGACTCTGTATCTGTGGTATCCGCCCTATCATCATAAATTTCAGTGTTCGCATAATAGTTGAATGTTAAGGCGTTTTGTAATTTATCAACAGACTCCTTCAAACCGCTTCCACCAACAAAGTTAAAACTCAAAGTGACGTTAGCAATCATTGGTTGGACTCCAATACCTTCAGGGTTAATATCTAATCCTTCGTATTGAAACTGAAGACCAGTTGGTATAATTTTCGTATTGTAAAAATCACCAACTCTTAAAACTAATACAGGTGGAGCACCAAACGATGTATTGGTTGCATTGTTATAAACCAATTCCGGTTTACTGTTTTGTGTTGGTTGTTTAATGGTAGGTATTGTATCTCCAGGTCGCATACATTGTTGTAAAAATGTTAACCTTGAATTCAATCCCTCAGGTGTCATGGAATGAAATGATGGTTGAAAAAACTTTAATTTGTCTTTCAAATTATCATAAACCATAGGAGTTTCCGCTTTGATAGTTTCAAAATAATCACACTCTGAAAGCAAAGCTCTAATAACTCTTTTGGTTATGTTATCTCTTGGTTTCCACTCTTGAGTTACAACTTCTTCAGTTTCAGTTGTTGTTATCACATTACCAACTAAAACATCCACTCGATTAGGTGTTGGATCAGAAACAGGTTGAGTTAAATTTGACTTAATACTTGATATGTAGGATCTTCTACAAGCCATTGCACCAACTGTAAAAATTTCTTTTGCCCCAACAGGAGTGTCACCACCTGCAGTCGCAATTGTGTCAGAACAATTGAATGTAGTTCCGTTCGGAGTAAAAACTCCTGGAGGATACGGGCCTTCAGTTTTATTAGTTTTCATTGGCGTCGATCTGGCGGTTTCCCCTTGAGCACCAGCTTCTTCACTAGGGTCTTCTTTAACAATCAACCTCGAATTTGCAACATATTTACTTGTTACATCATTTTCCGCGAAATACTTAATCATAGCAGCAATCCTTCGTTTGGACAACTCTACGTTATATCCCACAGTCGCTGGCGCGGAGCAACTCGAACTAATATAAACGGTAACATTTCCATTTGAATTAGATTCTAATTGTTTCCCCAATTCTATTGCAAATTCGTTTATTGCCTCATAATTTGGTGTTACTACTGTATCGAAGAACGTTGCTGTTTCTTGAGAATTTGGTTTTTTGGCATACTCAGCCTTATCTTCCGTAATATATCTCGAATATTCCGTTGTATAATTAATTACAGTATTTGGTTTGGGATAATCATTTCCATAATAAAAACCTAGTTGTAAGTATTTTTGGAAAAGTTCATTACTGTTTCCACCCCCACCAGATTGTGATAACGGTACATCTCCACCCAAAGGAGAATTATTTCCAGTCTCAATAGTTTTTCTAGTAAACTCAATTTGTTCCCTAGTCATTTCTTTTGAAGTAATTGCTTCTTGTAATTGAAACAAATCATTAGGGTTTACTGTAACATATTTTTTGGCTAACTCGTAGATATCATATTTTCTACAACCAGCAAAAAATGATTCTAAAATACTATCAATACGAACTTTGTTTGTTTCATTTCCTAATACTTTATTTACAATAACATTAAGTACTGATGGATGATCAACAACAATTTTCCAAGATAAAGAACCTCCTCTACTTGTATTTTTATATGTATATATTGGTTCTGGTCTTCCTAAAAAATCAGATGCATTCCAATTCGCACTCACGTTTTCACTAAATGTTAACCCATATGGTGGAAACCACATAACTCTACCTCCATTTGGGCCTCTTTCACAAACAGGTAAATCTGAAGTTGAGAATCCTGGTGTACTAGAGGTTCTCCATGCCAAGTTTTCTAATGAAAACATATATTTCTTAGCGACTGCATTATTAATTGTTCCAACAATATTTGATGAACCTTGTCCACCTTCCTGTTTGTTTGGAACAATATTCAAGTTATAAGTCTTGTCCAAAACGGAATATGAAAATCTTCGGTTCTCGGTAGTAATACCATCTTGTTTTTGTAAGTCATTGTACTGAAGATAAGGAATATCCTTAGCAAATACACGGCAATATTCTGTACCAACCTCTTGGCCAATGGCACCTTCATAACGATAAACTCTTGAACCCTTGGTTAGTTCTTTATATCCGTCGTTGAATACTTTACTCACTTGGTCAATAGCATTTCCAACGTGCTGGAGACGTTTACCTCCCTGAGGTTGACTATCTATTATTCTTTGTGTTTGGTCAAGTATAGAACCTTCTTTGAGTGGTATTCCAACAGATTCTGTATTAACATATGATGAAGGTCTAAAGTCCTCATCTTCATTTGTAATCTCTCCTCCAATACCTACTTTCTTACCGGCGTTACCTCTATACTTCGGTGAAACCCAAGTAAATCCACCCTCAATACCACCACCATTACTATATGTTGGTCCGTTAGCACCAAGTCTTATTGATTGACTTGGCCCTTCATATAATTGAGCCAATTCCGAAGGACCATAAACAGGTGATTGTTGTTCAATACCAAATTGATTTACAGGAACTTGACCTGAAGGAGAAAAAATTTGGGATGGATTAGAAGTAATACTTCCAACATAAAAATTGCTATTATCTGAAACTGTACCTGTGAGTGCTCCACCAACTCTTTGGAAAAAGTTTCTAGGAAAATTTGGCTTATATCTGTTGAAATCAATGTTCTTGAAGAGTCTCGATCTTTGACCGGCTCCCATGTTGTTAAACATGATTTGAGATCCAGTATCTCCTCCACCCATTAATCTATTAACAAATTTTCCAACACCGCTTTGTCTAAACGCATTACCTAATTGTTGTATGGTTGTTGGTTGACCTAAAGTCACATTAGGATCGAAATATGACCCTGGTATTGGAGACACTGGTAAAATACTACCACCAAGTCTTAACGCGAAATTGGTGGCAGCTAGTATTGGGTTTGCTGTTACCGTAATAGTATAAACAGGCTCTATGATAGGTACAACACCTGTCAATATATTAACTAAGTCAGTACCACTACTAACATTAAGGACATTTGCTCTTCCTAATGTATCTTGTCGTATTTGAGCAGCAATTCTTTGTTCAAACTCTTTTCTCAAAGTTTGAGCTCCTAAACGAGCTATGAACGAATCTTGACTCAACAAACCATTACTTCCACTCGGATCAGGGGATAATAATATTGATACTGGTGTATAATTGGAAGATACAAATGTTGTTGGGTATGGTTGATTATTATTACTATTAGTGGTGATCGGTCTATTTAATGACCCGAAAAATTCCGCACTATCCAACTGAACCTGATTTCCATTTGAAAAAACATTAAGTGGTTTCCACTTTTGAGATTCAGGTAATGATTGACCAACTATATTTGCGTCTTGATATCCATATTCACCCTCATTGGATTTTGTGTTTAATAGAGCTCCTGGATCTGGTACTTGTTCATATCCACCTTCATTACCATATTGGTTAAGTGGATATAGTTTGTTAGCAAAAGATGGAACATCAATTAATTGGTCTGGGCTGTCTTGTACAGATGTATCCGACTGAACATATTCAGTATTGATAGGTTGCGTTGGTCTGTTTGGAGCCTTAGCATATGGAGTTAAGTTCCTAACAATAAGTTTCTTTCTAAACCCTTCTGAATTTACAAAATCTAACGGACTTGACATCTATGTTTTTTTATAGATAAATAGGTTGATTAAAGTTTTTTAATTTTAATAACACCTACTATTATGGATAATTGGTTTGTACTGGAGACATAGGATTACCCTGTTTATTCAAGTTAATTATTAAAGTTTGGAAACTTGGTGAGTTGAATGCGTCATATAACGCTCTTTCAATCATTTTAGGATCCGTTCCTGTTGGAGCCATAACTTCTACTTTTATTGTTCCTCCTACGTCAACGGTGGATTTCGACATACCAGTAGTGCTTGTAGTATTTCTTACTGCCTCCTGAACTTGTGTTTGTTTTCCTTCTAATAAACTTGATATAGGTTGATTACCCGCGGCTTGTTGTGATGCTTCAGTCTCACCAATTTTTCCCCGAAGCATATCTGTCAATTTTTGTTCATACGACCCGTATCCAAAACCTTGACTTATTTTTTCTCCAGTTTCCTCCAAAGATTTTTTGAAGTCTGATTCAATATCACCAAGTAATTTCCCAGACCTCTCTAAATAATTTGCGATGTCATCTGTGAAATTATCACCCTCTTTCAAATCATCTATAAGTTTTTTGATATCACTAAGTCCAGTTTCCACAGGTTTTCTCACACTTGCGGTGTCTCCCATTTTTGAAAACTCTCCAGTTACATTTGTTATTCCACTCCGTACATCTTCTTTAGTTTGTAATACTTGACCAGCACTAACTACTCCTCCAACAATTTTAGCACGTATTGCTGCAACATCTGCGAGCATTAAATCGGAAGTTTTCATCTGAGACCTCGCAATTTCTTCCATGTCTTTTGGACGTTCTCTTTGCTCTTTAATTAAATTTTCAAATTCAGTTTGAGTAATTTCCTGTAATTTTCTAGTTTCTTCTTTACCCTCTTCATTTCGTATTTTAACTTCATACTCTCCTCCCTCACCCATTCTTGCTATGTTGGCAAGATATTGTTTGTCATCTTCTTTGATGTTTAGACCTGCGGCACCTATGGCAGAAATTCTTTTATCTGCCTCCGCGGCCGCCAAACCCATTTTTGATAGAGACCCTCTAGTTAGTCCCGCTTGTTCTTCCATTTCCCTTAAGGTCAGTACTCCTTGAGGATTTATCTTAAATGTTTTTGTTTCTTCGTCAAAATATGTGAATTGTTTTGATACGTCAGCTAAGCTATCTTGTAAAGCACCAGGGTCGTTTATAGAAGCATTCATTAAAGCGAATGGGTCAACTAAAGTACCTGCAGCCACACCTAATCGTTGGAACGCTGACGCAACATCTATGGCCTTTTCAGGGGATAAAACTTTTTCAGCTAAGTTAAACGTTTCACTCATATCAAATCGTAACATTGAAGCTTGAGCTGCCATTTTTGTTAACCCTAAAACCCCACCCTCGAACTGATATCGATTCATTTGGTCCATATTATTGGTAACATCTGTCATTACTGTTTTAGCGTTACCTCCAATACTTTGAATGTAGTTAACAGATTCTTCTAATGTGGGGCCAATAGTTTCGATACCTTGTCCAACATTCAGAAACGCATTAGTTAATGTATCTGCCTGTATGTTCAAAACTTCTGATGCCGCGTAAAGTTTTTCAACTTCTTCACTTGTTGCAATTACGTTTCGTCTAGAAGCGTCCGCAACTTTTCCAATAATATTAGCGACATCACTTATACCACCACCCATTCTAGTGATACCTGGTGTCGTATCAGCGATAGCGGTTTGAAGTTCTACTATCCTTTGTCTACCTTGCGTAAAAACATTATTTATTTGGGTAGCATACTTTGATAAGTCATTTGATGCTTTTACAAATGATTCGGCATCAACTTTTAATTGATTAAGAAGATCTTCTTTGAATTGGGATATACTACTGTCTCTGTCGTTAGTGGCCATACTGAATTAATTCTATATATTATAAATACAAAAGGACTGATTTTTCAGTCCTTTTTGTTTTCTTCCACCCATTTGTCCAAAAGATATTTTCTAATAAACAATGGCATAATTAAAAAATCTTGATATGAGATATTCAACAATTTAGCCAAATAGTAAAACTCATCTATTTGAGATTTTCTATAATTAGAAGAAAGGGCGAAAAAAGTCCACCCCAAATCCAACATTGACTGTTAGCTTCTCTCCTGATGGGGCTATTACTGTTCTCGTTAAATCTAATCTAGGTTCATTGTCGTCCATGAACTTTCTTATGTATTTTGAATCCGCAATCGGCATTTGGTCAATAAATTTTGAAATTTCCGATCTATCTGTTACACCATTAATTTCTAAAATTTGTTTGTTTAATCTCCAAGTAACTTTTGGTGCAGTTCTTCCTTGAGGATATGACTCTCCCATTTTCTGAACCTCGAGTATTTCACCATAATTCATAGGTTTTAACTTCACAGTAGTTTGAGACTTTGGTAATGTAGTAATGAATGTTCCATCTTCTAAAGGTTGTTGTCCCTTAGTAACATTTAATTCGTCTAACCTAACATTACCTTTGAAAGGTTTTTTTGTAACAGGATCAGTTAAATTCAATTCCATTTCAGGTCCGAACGCAGTATTTCTTAAAAAGATTAAAATTGCTTCAACATCTCCTTCCATTAAATCTTCCACACGAACGTCTGGTTCATATATCTTAGACCGTAACAACGTCTGAGTCATGTCATTACCTCCTGCCATCAAGATGTTTTCATCATTAGCAGTTAAGTATCCGACTTTAAGTGATTTTTTTTTGTTCTTGTAGAATACTCCTTGTGTAGGTAAAGGAACAACATCGTGTGGTAACGAAAAATTTGATTGCCCGTATTCTTTTGCTTGATTATCCATATAAAAATTTAACCGTAAAGTTTAGTGCTTTACGGTTAAATATAAAAGTGTTTTAATTTTAATAAATAGATTTTTTGAAAATTAATAAACAAGAACGCAACGATCCATTCTAAGTGTAGCATTGATTGTCGCCAATCCATCCTGAGCGTAACTCAAAGAGTTGAAGTTCACATCAGTTAAGAAAGTACCATACAAAATCCATTTTTCCACAACAACACCGGTTGGGTCCAACATTTCGAGGTCAACATCTTTTTTATAACCCGCAGCATAACCCATACGACCTGTAACGGATTCTGCGTGTAAACGTACCCACTCCATCAATGCTTGAGCCGCTGATGGTCCGATTGGATCTCTGAACACAGCCGGAATTGTTTGCCAATTGAACTTACCTGCAACATATGTCTCAGTGTTCAAGAAAGGAATTGGAACTGGGTTTATAATAATATGTGGTCTTGCAGCAGATTCAACAAACCATTCATTTATACCTAGAGATGATGGAAACCTTAAGATAAAACGATTCTGTCGTTTTGGCTCATAAGGAATCGGCATTTTCATTAATAAATCAGCCATGTGTTTTTAATTTTTTTTGTTTCTGTTATTTTATAGATAAATATATCCGTTCTCAAAAATTTTTCTATTTACTTTTTTTTTGAAAAACGTATTCTTAATTTACTTCTTTCTTATAGCCTCCGGCAGTAGAATAAGTTTTAACAATATTATCTGGTTTATTTTTGAAATGCTTATGCATTACTTCTATATTTTTTGGATCATCGTCACTAAATCCTATTGATAATTTTTCTGGATTAAATTTATTAGCAATATCCTTTTTTAAGAATGCCTTTTTATTAAGTACTGCTGCCATTCCTTTAATATAACTAACAAAATCTTCCATCGCTTCGACTTTGGCTTCTTCAGGATTAACAGCCCCTTTGTCGTCTCCAAAAGATACCGGATGATACTTATTAAGTTCTAAATAAGATTTGATAAGTTCCTCGTCCGTCATTTCATCTTCACCCACAAAAGACCTATATTTTTTTAGATTTTTTATTAACTCATCTTTATCTATCCCGTTGAAACCTTCTATAATATAGTTATAAATTGCTTCTTTTATAGTGTTTGGATTATGACCTCTCGCAGTTATTATCGCAAATATTGAACCATTATTTATTGCTTCTCTGAAATCATCGAATGCCGGTCCTTTTCTTGCCCTTAAAGAGTCCACCAAAAAATCTTTGTCTCCATCAGTTCTAAAGTTTCTAAATGGAGATTCTGAATATCCCACAATTTTATTACCTTTATATGTGAATGGTTCTTTACCTATTAGATGTCTAAACTCTGCGAAATCATCAGTAGACATACCAATCTCATTACCTTCTTCATCTTTGACCAAAATTTTTGTTGGCATATGGACTATATTATCATCCCAATCGAATGCATAATATTTTAGGTCTGGTGCCCCTTCACTTTTGAATCCTTCTGTAAATTCTTTTCTCATTTGGCTAAAGGGGGGATATTAT